GGGAGCGGTAATAGCGGGACAGCAGATCGTCGAACGTGCCGACCGCGGCGCGATTGGCGCCGGCTTCGATCGCTGGCGCGCTGACGCCTTCGTTGCACGCGCGCAGCTCGGCTAGAAACGCGTCGGTGCCCGGCTCGTTCTTGAAATAATAGGTGACGAAGCCCGTCCGGCGATACCGGTAATGGGCCTTGCCATGCCGGTCGCGGAACGTGCTGACGTGCTTCGGAAGCCAACGTCGCTTCACGCGAACATCTCGTCCAGGCTGTTCGCGCCAGCGGGCACGACCCCTGCCCCGGTCGTCACGATGATCCTACCGGGTTCGATCTCGACGCGCACGGGAATGCCGACTTTCTCGGCTGCGCGAAGCACCCGGGTAAGATCAGCTTGCTTGATCAACGCTCGCGCGCTCATGCGTCCGCCCCGTCAACCGGCTGGTTCGACGCCATCACACGCCGAGCGAGTTGTGCGACAGGAAGGCGCCAGAGGCGGCGGCGTTGCCGATCGCTCCACCGAGTTTCAAGTCGGCGCATGCAGACGACCGAGCGGCCGAAGCCCTTCACGTCAATTATCGCGAACGGCACGAAGACTGTACGCCACTGACGACGGGCATGATGCCGTACGCTCCCCCGCTCGGCTTTGGTTAGCTGGCGGATCATGACAGCACCGCGGCAGCGGCTGCCGCCAGTGTCACAATCCACGCGAGGGTGCTCGCGGCGATCACGAGGACGACCCGCGAGCGCGGCGAAAGGGAGGTGGCGGCGGGGGCGGCCATCACAGCATCCCCAGCGCCTGGAGGTAGACCTCGAGGATCGCCTCCTCTTCCTGATACTCCTCCCGCTTCTTCTTGCGGATCGACAGGATCTTGCGGATCGCCTTGGGGTCGTAACCGCGGCCCTTGGCCTCGGCCATCACGTCCTTGATGTCGTCGCTGACCCCCTTCTTCTCTTCCTCGAGGCGCTCGGCACGTTCGATCAGAAGGCGCAGCTCGTCGGCCGCGACGCGACCGCCGCCCATGCCTTCGTTCCGGTCTGCGGTGGTCTGGGTCATGCGATCGAACCTTTTTGTGAGCTGTGGAGAGGGCAAAGGGAGCGCGGAGGCATTGGCGGATGCCCTGTCTGGCTTGGCTGACGGGGGCTGCCATCGGTCGCGCGGTGTGGAATGGCGTCCGACACCCGCTGCACGGGTTCGACATTGCCGAGCGCGAGCCGGACGATGCGGGGCCATTGCGGGATCAGGCTGGCGGTGATGACGCCGAGCGCCGTCGCGCCGCCACCGACAAGCAAGCCGATGCCGGCGCCGTGGATGAGCGGCACGATCATGCGCGGCGATCCGGCATGCCCGCGATGACCATGACGATCGCGACGGGGATCCAGACGAAGGCGAACGCGATCAGCAACGTAAGCTTGGCGGCACGGCGACGACGCATGCGACGCTCGACCTGGCGCGTACCCGACGCGATGGCGACGACGCTCACTGGTACACCGTGATCGGAAAGGCCTCGCCGCTGCAGCGTGTGCAGGTCGTGTCGTTCGCCCAGGCACAGTTGCCGGCATCATCGGGTAAGGCGCATGGATCCCAGTGGCTGCACCCGCAACCGTCACAGATCCGCGGATGCGCATCTGCAGGCGCATCGCGTAGCTGCAGGTACACGTCGACGTCGAGTGGGTAGGCGTCGCGTAGACCGTGAATCGTCTCGACATAGCGAGCCGCAGTGCCGTCGGTTTCCAGCTGTCGGATCAGCCTGGCGGCGTCGGCCTGGTTGTTCGGTGCGATCCGTCTGGCGGCGTCCCAAACCGATACGCCCGCCGCGGCCCGGCGGAGGCGGAGATATGCGGCGGGCGTGAGCGGGGCGACCTGCGCGGCGGCAAGCGGCACACAGCGATGGGTCGACGAAGTGATTTGAAGCATGGCTCGATCCTTTCAGGCAAGGCTTTGGCGTCACCGGAAGCGGAAGCTTCCGGCGGGGCGATCAATTGGTGGGGGCGTTGGGAGGTGAAGCGGCGTTGCCGCGTGCGATTAGCCGGGAGCGGGCGTGATCGCGGCGGGCGACGTCACGACGTCGTCATTGGCCGGGGTGCGGTTGTCGTCATTCGCCGGCGTCGGTCGGCTCCCGCAAATGTTCGGGTTGGAAAAAGGGAGGCGGATGTCCGGGTTCGGGCAGGCGCTCGGCGCGATCGTGCGGATGACCTGCAGCTCGGCAACGAACACGTGCCCGCAGGTGTCGTTCTCGCAGCGATAGCGGATATGCCGCACCATTGTGGTCAACGCCGCGCTGTTGCGGATCCCCGCCGGGCCGCTGCAATGCGGGCAGGCGATGCCGGGGATCCGGTGCTTGGTAGGTTTCGAGATCGTCATTGTGTTCCCCGGACTGGCGCTGTGTTCGATCTCGCGCCGAACCTTGCGAGGCTGGCGAGCCGACGGCCGATCGCGGCCAGCGCGCTCTCGGCCTCCTCGACCTCGACGACGGCACGAATGATGTCGCGCTCGGAGGCGTTTGAAAGCGTTACGGCAAACCCGGCGGCGATGGCTTCGCCGGACTCACGCGCGAAGGTCGCGAAGTCCCCGGCAAGCGCATCGCGGCAGGCGGTTGCAGCCTCCACGGCAACGTCGAGCTTGTGCATGTAGGTGTCCAGAAACGGGGCACCCTCGCCACCGGCCAGCCGGTAGGCGATGTCGAATTGCAACGCCTGCTCGATCGTCGGTCGCTTTTTCGAGCGTTCTTCCGACCAGTAGCGCACCGTCCGGTTGCGCTTCACGGGCGCGGACGATCCCTTATCAGGCTGGGGCATCACTTGGGGTCCTTTCGCGGAATGAGCGCAAGCAGCCGCTCGCTGAGCTTGCCGGGGAGTTCGGCGAGGACGGCGCTGCAGCCGGCGATGAAGCCGGGCGCGCCCTTGAAGGCGACCATCGCGACCAGGAAGCCGATCGCCTGCGATACGAACGGGTGCATGCCGAAGAGCGCGCCGGCCGCGTTGGTGACGAAATAGCTGACGACGATTCCGACCCAGACCTGCGCAATCCGCTGGCCCCATGTGAGGCCGGTCTCGACCAGCAGGCTGACGACTGAGCCAAGGCCGGCAGGGATGAGGCTGACGACGAACGCCCACAGCCCGGTGCCGAAATCGTGGAGAAGATCCTTCATGCGGTCAGTCCCAGAGCTGGATGAGCGGGAGCGTGCGCGCAGCCGGCGCCATGCTGGCGGGCATCGTCACACGGGTGCCGAGCGGCAGGACCGCGCCGACGTCGGCGATGCCCGGGTTGAGCGCGAGGACGCGGCCGATGTCGGGCGCACCGAGCCCGCGCTCGCGCCAGATCAGCTCGTCGAGCGTGTCGCCCTGCTTTGCGGTGAGGACGTCGGCCATCAGATCAGCTCGGCGCGCAACCGCGGGCGGGCCAGCATGTCGCGGATCGCGTGGATCGCATCGCGGCGCAGCTCGACGATCGACGGCTCGACGGCTTCAGCATCGTGCTGACCCTGACCCGTCAGATCCGTGTCGCGGTACGCCTCGACCAGCTCAGCCTTGGCATAGGCACCGATCGCGCGGGTATAGAGGAGGACGAGGCGGCTGACATCGCCCAGCTTGCGTGAGGGCACCTCGGCAAGATCCGCGATGCCGGCGAGCATGTGCGCGGCCTGCCACACGGCGAGCTGGTTGCCGACGGTGAGCATCGCGCCGGTGACGGCGAGTTTGAGGCGTTCGGGGGTGATGACGTCGCGAATGCGCCGCGCGGCGCGCAGCTCGGCCGGATCGATGTCGGGGAACCAGCCGTCATTGCGGATCGGCGCCTCGGTCGACACGACTGGCGCCGGCATCAGCGGAGGCGGGCAGCTAAAGCCGGTCACGACAGGGAGATGTCGACGAGTAGCCCGAACACGTTCGAGGCAATGACGGCGCCGATAAAAACCGCACAGAAGCCAGCCGTACGGGGCGACATCTCGATAGGACGGTCCCCCTTGCGTGCGATGCAGAGTAAAGCCGCGCCGAACAGCGCTAGGATCAGGGCAGCGCCGAAAATCACGACGCCAACGAATGACAGGGCAATGTTGACGGCCGTGGCGAGCATCTGAGACGATCCTTGGGTGAAATCTCGGGGGTGGGGATCAGGGTCGGACGATGGCCCTCAGCGCCGAAGCGCCCTCCCATCCCGCGTGATCCGTCCCCGAGCGCCGGGGGCGAGCTTATGAGCCGGTGGAACCGGCGGTATCGGTGGCGTCGGGCTTTGCGGGCTCGGCGCGCTTGGTGATGGCTTTCTCCAGCCGCTTGATCTGGCCGGCGACGCCGACCCGGTCATGCAGGCTGACGGCTTTGTGAAGCGGCGCGAGTGCGGCGACCGCGGCGATGACGAATTCGGGTTTGGTCGGATCGAGTTCTTCGGCCGCGCGCGCCAACTCGGTGCCGATCGCCTTGTGCAGCTTGGCGCGGACCTGGTCGTGCATGTCCGCGCCGGCAGTCAGCTCGGCGACGTTCTCGAGTACCTCGATCGGGAACGCCTGTTTGGCAGTCTGCGCGCGGATCGCGGCGTCGGCGATCTCCTCGACGATCAGCGCCGCTGCCGAGCGTTCGTAGCGCGACGGCAGAGGCACGTCATAGGCGATGACGTGTTCGGCGAGCAGCAGCGCGCGGGCATAGTCGCCAGTGTCGATCAGCCAGACCATCACGGTCGGCAGCACGTCCTCGGCGATGCCGGCGCCGGCATTGCGCCCGCCGTCGAGCAAGCCGGCGACCCAGTCTGTATAGGCGGGCAGCATCTCGCGCTTCACCTCGACGCGGCGGGCGATCGACTGGATCTCCTTCAGCCGGCGCAGATCGTGCTGCAGCAGCATCGCGATCGATGCAGCTGCGCGCTCGGCGGGCGTACCGGCGTCGGAGGCGGGAGAGGACGTGGAATGGGATAACCCGCTCCCCAAGGCAGGAGCCGATGCCATCTGGGATGCGAGAATACGGTCCCGGTGTTTGCGAGCGAGGCTCATGGCATGTCCTGTGGAGAGCGGGCTAACTGGTGGGGGCTTTGGCCGGCGCTTACGCGGCCGGCTTTTTGCCCATGACGATGTTCTCGACGAGCGCGACCTTGCCCATGTCCTCGACGACAAAGGCCTGATTGACGCTCTCGTAATTCTCGATCTGGTCGCGCTTCGCGTTGTCCTCGATCTTGCGCCGCTCGCTGCCGATCTGTTCGTAGACCGACAGGTTGGCGAGCGTGGTGATCAGCAGCGCGTTCTTCGGGAACTTGGGCACGCGCACCGCCTGCAGGCCGCCCAGCTTCTTGTCGGAGAGCAGGACGTCGCGGGCGAGCTGTTCGGTCGCCTTGTCGCCGGCCGCATTGACGATCGAGAAATACTTGTCGTGGACGAGATCGCGGCCGACGATCACGACGAGGTCGGTGTCGTCGCGGTAATTTTCGTCGAGCAGCTCGATCGCGTCGTAGATCAGCGCATCGACATTGACGAAGTCGACCTCGGTGCCGACCTCGCCCGAACCGACATAGATCGCACCGGCGACCGTGACGACGCCGTTGACGCTGGTGGCCGGCGAAAGGTCGCCCTCACTCAGCACGCGCGCGGGGGCATCGAGGCGGATGTGCTGCAGCCAGCCGATGTTGACGTCCTGCAGCAGCGGATACGTGTTCGGGTCGGTCTCTACCGCCACCTTCACGCCGTTGAAGCCGATGGTGATGATGTCGAGCGCCTTGGCCCGGACGATCGCGTCGCGGATCAGCGGCTGGAAATTCGGCTGATGCGCCCAGGCGTCGAGCGTCTCG